TGCTTCCAGCTTGTTAAAACGCTGATCAATGTGCGTAGTAATACGGTCAACTTCTGCATTAGTGACGTTATCACGGGCCACCTCCACACGAGTGTCATTGATTAGCTTTTCAACGGTATCGAGCTTTCTGATTTTTTCGACGGCAACAAACCCTACGACAGTAATCAACACTGTTAGTACAAGGTTCCATACCGCCATTACTTCGCCACCTAGCATTTCCAAGCCCTCAATGATTTGTTAATACGACTGTTCGGATCGTTCGCAGTTTTGGCGCTGGTGAGCTTCTTCTTCATACCCTTCATCCGGGCACAGAAGGAGTCTCGACGCGGGCCGCCCTCCGGCTGGGGAGCTTTCAGTCCGGGTTTACCGGGGTTCGCCGCGTTATACGACGCCCGCCCCTTGGCGTTCAAACCGCCCTTCTCGGACTTGCCTTCTTTACGCTGCCATGCTGGAGACTTAGCCATAGAACACCGTCGCAGTTACCGATGAGCCACACCCCACAAAAATACCGTTGGGGCAGTAAATACCTTCACCGGGGATCAGAATAGGCAAACCAACGGTGTTGAAGGTGTCGATTTCTAAAGCAATGCTGCTGTACGCCGTGACGTTACCGCTTGTTGTAGAGGTTGCTACATCCGCACAAGTAAATGTATCGTCGCCCGTCTTCGTAATCGTATACACGCCATCTCGCGCAGTGCCAGATGTAAAGTCCAAGAACACGCGTTGCCCAGTAACAAAGCCATGATTCACTATAGTGACTGTAATGGTCGTGCTAGGACTTGTACGAGAGTACGTACCAGACGATTGAACAGTTGGGTCGCAGACAGCAACATTCCTTGCAGACACCGTTGCACTTGTCACCGTAATGGATTTCAAGCGTGTAGGAATCTGAGTCACCAACAGTCCGGTGTTTGCGGCACGGGCGGATTTAACGTCGGTCTGCATCATGGCCTATTCCTATCCGTAAAAAATAGTCATAGTGACGTTAGTGGACGGTAGCAAACAGAACAAACCGCCTGTTGCAAGGATGCCCTCACCCGGAATCAACGTGTAAAACGACGTACCCGAAGAGCAATCCAGTTCAACGAGGACTTTGGGGTACATCGTTACGTTGCCGCTGGTAGTCAGCGTTGCCGTTGTTACAGTGAACGTATCTGTTGTCACATTCGCCACAACATAGCTATCGTCTACTGCCGTACCGCTAGTAAAGTTAAGCCCAACTATGTCGCCGTTCGACAACCCATGATTGGCAATAGTCACGGTGCAGGTCGTTGAGCCCGGAATATTGTACGTTCCCGTCAACGCCCCCGCAGTATCAACTACACACGAGTTAAAAGTGGTAGACGAAACAGGGGATATAACCACGCCTTTCAGACGTGTGCGATCAGCATACGCCAGCGATGAAGCTGTTGCATGGAACGACTTTACGTCGTATTGCATAGCCATATCGAACCCCTAATTAGACGTTCTGCTGACCAACCAGCGGATCGGTGACAAAGTAAGTGATGATGCCAGCAGCGGGGTTGTTGCCGCTTGTGTCACTACGAGAAGTCACGTAAGCCATCTCGGTAGAAGCAGTGCCAGTCACAACCGAACCAATGCTGGTAGTTGCAGCGGTTGCTACAGACAGGTTGTTGGCAATAGCCGCAGGTGTTGCAGTGCCGCTGGTGTAGCCGGTCGTGCCAAGGTCAACAGAGCCTGTGCCGGTGGTGATAACACTTACCGAAACGACAACTGCGCCAGCTGGGAGAATGAGTGCCGGACCGCCATCAGCAACTAGAACATTAGCGGTTTCAGATGCGTCAGGGATGTAGAACTGAGCAGCCATTAGACCGGAGCCGCAATACGCGGTACGAGTCGTGTCGCCGCCACCCGAACGCCAAATACTCTGGGTAGTAGAGAGAGCCATATTTTTCCTCATGCGGTTAGGTGCGTCAATCTGCATGAAGTCAGGCCGGGTGCCTGTTTGACGCACCGGGTAAAACCCGGAATAACTACTTTATATACTACAAAAAAGGGGGCGTAAAGCCCCCTTTTCTTACGCGCCTTGCGAGCCAAACATGCCCAGCGGGTCAGACCAGCCGAACGAGTAACGCTCACGAGCCTTGTAACGCACGTTGCCGGTGTCAAAATCTCCGTCCATGGAGTTTTGCAGCGGTGTACGAACAAAGTGCTTCATGCCGTTTGGAACGTCAGTGGTCAGGAACCATGCGTTGTTGTCGGTCAAGAAGTGGTTGATCGCATAACCTTCTGGGATCGAACCATTGTTCTTCAGTGCGTTGACGTCGTTGTCATTGGTGCCCACACGCAGGTTGGTTTCCAGCAGGCGGGTCGCAATAAACTGTAGCGACGGTGGGATAACGAGCTTACGAGGACGTGCAGCAATCAGCAGACCACGTTCGTCAGTCCACGCAGCGATTTGAATCACAGCATTTTCCAACGAGGTTTCGTTCAGGTCAGCAGGTGTCGAAGGGATGTTCGAGTTAGTGCCGCCAGAGACGAGTGGGTGGTTGTTTGCAAACAGCGCCTTACCATCGCCGCCCGGATATGAAGCCGAGAAGCCGTTGTTTAGGATTGCTGCTGCTTTGACCTGCTTGGTGTAGGACATCGAACGAGCCAGCGCCTTGGTATAACGAGCCGACAGGCTGTCATACAGGTTATCTTCAATCGCTTCTTCAGTGATCGAGAAACCTTGAGCGATGGTCTCGTGGTTGTATCGAGCAGTCCATGCTTCCTGACCGTTGTCGTACGCGATTGCAGAACCTTCGTTCTTCACCGGTGCGGCACTAAAGCCAGACAGCTTGGTTTCTTCTTCGAACGAACGCTCGGAAGTCTCGGTTTCGTAGATTTCCTTGTGTTCTTCGCCGTAACGAGCGTACTCCAGACCGAACAATGCGTTCAGGCCGGGGAGCAGCTCTTTCAGTAGTTGTGCGCGTGAAATAGCCATGATTTAACTCCCTTATACGCTGTCAGGACCAACCGGGTTCAGATACGAATGCCCACCAGACATAGTCACCGACGCGGTTTCAGCCGTAAAATCGATAGTAATGGTTGGATATGGAGCATTCCACTTAACAATAACTTCGCTGTAGTTACCGCTGGAGTTGGTAGTCTCTTCTACAAGACCAACAACACGGAACGGTAGCGACTGCGCAGTATTGCTGCCCGAATCATAAGCACCGATATTCGAGTTACCCGAAATAGTGGTGTTCGAAGCTGGCTGCGAAATAGCCAAGTTGTTGCCTAAGATTGTGCCCGCAATTGGGGTGATGGTGGTCGATGTTGCACCGCCAGTCATAGCAACTTTAAACAACTGATCAGGATCATCAGCTACGTAAGCCAGAATGTCCGAAGCAGTCACGCCGCCCGGATACGAGTTGGCAAACAGCTTTTGACCTGTCGATGGGTTAGTGTAACTAACACCAAGGAACACACCGGTTACGCCATTAGCGTTAACGGTAGTCGTGCCAGTCTCTTTGACAATGGTGCCACCATCCAAACGGACAATATCGCCGTTATAGATAGCAGTGCCATAGCCACTTGCAATCGGGAGTTCACGAGTCTGGCCCGCAAACACCTGACCGCCGATCAAATTGATCGGTTTTAGCCCGTAGGGGGCATTTACAGTCGGATATGCCATGGTTTACTCCAAGTTAATATTGTCTATTTACTACCAGAGCCAAAAGACGTTGAGGACTTTCTCTCGTTAAAGAGCGGCATCCGTGCGTCGCTTTGGCGCATAAAGGTGTTATCAACCGACTCCACCTGCTGCTCTGCCTTGTTTGTGTAAAACTCATTACGCGCCTGAACACGCTCACTAGGCATCTTGCAAAGCATAAGACCGCCGATTTCGACATTACCCGCTGCGTTAGCCGGGAGCATCAATTCTGGATGGTCTGCTGCTTTGACAGGCTCCCAGCCTTCACGCATCCGGGTGGACACGTTGGCAGCTACAGGTTGACCGTTAACTGAGACTGCAATCCAACGGTAGCTGTAGCCCGGTTCAGGAGTCGGGTCAGGCAGTGTGCTCGGCGGTTGATAAACGTATCGAGCGCTTTTTTCGCGTGTTTCAACATCACGGGGTGTGCGGGGATTAACCATTTGATGCCTCCAGTTTCAAAACTTCCATTGCGTATTGTTGCGGTGTCAAACCAAGCCTACGTGCAAATGTTTCTTGCGTTTTCGTAAGTTTGATTTTCTTTGCGCCAGACGAGCGAGTGCCGGGAGCTACAACTGTCGCAGGGGGTTTTTTAGTGGAAGTATCACGTGGTGAGTCACGCCGTTCCTCCCCGTAGTGTTCGGGGAACTTCTCACGAAGGCGAGCGTCGATACGCTCGAAGTATTCATCGGTGCGGGCGTATTCCGGCCCGTTTTGATTGACGAGCTTAGAGTGCATGGCGATAGCCATCGCCGTCATCTCTTCAAACCCTTCTGCTCCGAACCACTGGTTTTTTGCCTGCCAGCGCAGGGTCTTGGCGTCCAGAGCGGGGGTTTGCTGCTCTTGAGGTTGACTATATACCTGTTGGTTTTCATCTTGTAAAGGGGTTGGCCTAAAATTTTCTGCCTGCAAAAGCCGAATCTTGGCGTCTTGCAGAGCTTCTTGTGCGGCCAACATGGCATCAGAGTCATATGATTCCGCCGCCTCCTTATACCGACGACGCGCCATCTCCAGATCAGCTTCCGCTTTCTCCTTCAACACGGTGGCGTACGTTTGTTCCCCACTAGAAACATAACTCTTTAGCCTGCGGTTTTCATCGACAAGCTGTTGCGTGATGCGCAACGCCTCTTCGCGTTCGCGCAGGGCGGCTTCTTTGGCACGACGTTCATCGTGACGGGCATGCGCTAACTCTTTAATTCTTTTTTGGACTTTATCGCTGTACTGCTCAACCTCGTCATCTGACGGGTCTTCTACGTCTTTGTCCAGCGGTTTGCGCCCACGATCCGGTTCCGGTGTATCGTCTTCTATTTCAATTTCGATATCACCTTCGGTTTCGAGTTCTACCTCAACCTTCGGGTCTTCTTGCTTTGATTCAACTTCGTCGGGAAACTTAAAGTCATCACCCTTAAACTGTTCGCCTGCCATAGTCGCCTCCTTATGCTGCGCGTGCGTAGCCACGTGGGTCTTCCACGACACCTTCCACCTGATCTTCATTAATCATGCGGAACTCTCTGCCGTGAATCGTAAATCGCGTGCCGGAGTAAGCCCTTACCAACACGAAATCGCCTTCTTTACACCAAGGCCCTGACGGATACCGCTCAGTATCTTTGTATGCGTCAGGACCCAACGCCACGACGAAAAGTACGGTCGTAGTCTGTTCCTCAACACGCTGAGAGATTGCCGCTTTGACAAGCATTGAATCATCAAACGTATCGTCCGCAGGCGGCACGGCGCAGAGCACCTTGAAGCCCGCTGGTTTTGGTAGCTGCCGTGCTTTACCTTCATCGGCTGGCGCATCTACCGCTTCTTCCTTTAAATCTGTTTCTGTTTCGATAAGCTCCTTCAAGTACTTCGGGAGTATCAATTCACTCATCTGCTTTCTCCAATCGATCTGCAAGGTCAAGTAAGTGACGCTCTGCCAAGGCAAGACCTTGAATTACCCCACAGAGCTTCTGGTACTGCGAAAAGTCGGCACAGGCACCGCCTGCGAGATCATCGGCGTAGTTGTGCATGTCTTTGCGGATCATGTCCCGCAACGTCTCCACGAAACTACGTTGGTTTATTTCAGGCATTAGCCCTCCTTGGGTTTACGCATCGCCTCTTGGCGCTGCCGCGCAATGTCCGCCCCAATACGGACACCTTCACGCTCGTTATCCGCAAGCATGCGCTCACGATCAACCATAGTTTTTGATGCAGCTTGCAGACCCTTCAACATCATTTCGGACTCAAGCCGTTCTTTCTCCAACTGCAACTTCGCCTGTGCTATGGCGACATCGCTGTCCTGCTTCTCTTTCTTCAGCGCCAACTCTTGCTGCTGCATCTGGATAACTGGGTCTTGTGCAGCTTGTTGCGCAGCGGCTTGTGCCTGCTGTTGTGCGACTTCTGACTGGCTCTGCTGCAACACCATCGGCGCGGCCTGTGCAACGAGACGTGAAAGCTGAACCTCAACTTCTGGTGCCATCTTCTCATCGGGTTTCGGTAGATCAGCACCCAACGCCTGCTCAATCTTCTGCCGATATGCAAACGCAATGTGCTCCATGACGTGCGCCTGCATTGCCTGCATAATCATCGGAGCTTGTGGGTTCTGGCCTGCCAACTGTTGAATCAGCGGGTCCTGCATCGCCGCCATGTGCACGCGGATATGCGCTTCGTGATCCTGATACAAGAACGCTTTCACAGGCTTCAAGTTAAGCACGTTCATGTTCTCGCTGACCGGGTCTTGTGGCACACGGTCATCATCTGTCGGCACTAACTTGGCTGCATTCTTGATACCCAAAACTTCAAGCATCTGTCGGTGCAACATGGGCTGGTCGTACAGTTGTGGCGCTTGTTGTGCTAACTGGAGGGCCGCTTGATACTGCACCACTCGCTGCGACATTGTGGCCGCGTTCGGATCAGACACCGGAATGATGTCAACGTGCGAGTAGTCTGACTTTTTAGCGCGGGGCGCTTGTGAATCGGTATCAGGCTCGTAGCCGTAATCGTCATCCGTATAGTCACGGATAATGCCAGCAAGTAGTTTCAGTTCTTGTTTGAATGAGTAGTGCACTCGCGCCTGCACGGCGCTCATGACTTTTAAGGTGCGTTCAAGTATCGCAAGCGTTGTTCCAACCGGCGCATTAGCTGACATATCGGACACTTGAATGTCGGCAGTCGCTGCGAACCTGCGGCCCTCTTCAACAATTGTCCCGAGTAGTTGATAGAGAGTTGCTGACGGTTCTTTATAAGGT